GCACCAAACTCGATGTCATCACCACACGAGACCATCACATTGATCTTGACGGCTGCGGGTGAATTGGGTGTGGTCAGTTCGTTAACCACGAAGATACTCAGTACACCGTTAGAGGAAAAGCTTGATGGCGAACCAAAAGCTGAACCACTAAAAGGTACTGGATCCAAACCAGGAGTAGATGTACGAAGCCAGGGGTAGGGTGAACCCCATCCAACTTCGACTGTGAAATCTTTATTTTCAGCAATATCAACGATGTACGTGTAATTTGTGTTATACTCGTTAGTCGCTTGGTAGTAGGGGTCATAAACTATCTTAATGCGCCCTTTGTGAAAATTACTCGAACAAATTTGAATACGATACTTAATTGTACCGCGCCAATTGTCGAATAGAAGTCCTACAAAACTCGATGGTGTGTGATGAATTTCGTCACTCAACATAGCCCAATTCATTGGAGAAACTCGAAAGTTCTGCAACAATGTTTCAGGTGAGTCGGATGGCAACCAGTCGAACTGAGTCAAGAAAGACTCTCTCTGGCACAAGGATTTAATGTCCATTTCATCACTGTCTCCTAATCCAACAGTACGTGGGTCCACACAGAGCTCTTGCTTAGAATCTATGGTCAACTTTGTAACAGTATCTTCTGTATCACAAGTTGCCAAATTAGCAAGGTTCTGTATGTCAAAACGGTGTGTTGGAGTAAGGAGTGTTGGCCTAGAATAACCAAACATTCTAGCCACATCTGCCAAGGCTCCAGCGCCAATTTCAGTAGCGCGAGCATACGGACCAATAACTGGTGCTTTGCGAAGCATACCAGCTATTTTGGCTACCGTAGAGGCAGGTTGTGAGATGATTCCTTTTCCATATTCATCTCCACTTTGAGGTCCAAAGCCCCTGCGGCCTTTGTATTTGGTTACCTCGGGTTTCCAATCATCTTTTTGTTTTTGATAATCGGGAGGAGCTACGCTCTTCTTCTTCTTTGCATAGGAAGAGAGAGGTGGTAAGGGCTCCAGGTTTGCGAAAGTATCCAGCGAAATTGAAAACAGCATTTCACGTGCTTCAACTGGAATTTTCACGAGTCTGCGAACAAACTGCGCTTCTTGAGTTTCGATATCATACATAAAGCCATCAGTATCTTTGGCTAGTGCGTGAAGTACTAAATCAATTTGCGGAGGTGTATTACACAGACTCAGTATGTGGAGGCCATCACCATCTAGGTGTTGGCTAAGGTCCCAAATCTCATCCAGAGTGTCTGGCTCATTACCTGATTGGGCAACAAGAGAACCTGGTTCAGAGCTTGTTGGGATAGCTAATTCCACATCTTCGGCCCACGCAAAAACACTAATAGTTAACGTATCAGCTACTAGGTTAGCGTGCCGGAGACCGGCAAGTGTGTGGATAACACACGTGCCCATGTCGTCCCAATCCTCTTCGGGAACACTCATCGCATCCTTATAAAAGAAAAATGGAAGCTTGAGTTGTCCTCCTTGGGAATGGGTGGGATCGATATAGATATGCGGTCGCTGAGAAGCTGCGATACAATCTTGGATGAAGAATCCACGATCCACAGTCATATTATCCTGAGTGTCCAAAGGAATATACGACATAATCAGTCGACCAAAATGAAATCCATTTCCATTGATGACGACCTTCACGTTGAGCTTACAGCGCAACAGGTTATAATTTACAATTTTATTGATAACACGCGGATTAGTAAAGAACAATGTCCATGGATTGAAAGTTTGAAACACGGTATTGTCAGTTTGCCAAGAGTACGTGGCAATTTTGACAGGACGTGAGAAAAACTCATCCAAAGTAGCGTCCCATTTCTGGGCCGAACGAAAGGTCTCGTCCGGTTGACTAATGACTTCATAACTCGCACCAGGAGTCTGGTCCGTAAAGTCGACAATGTTAGCTTTCTGATCTGCTTGATTCATATTTACATTAAAAAGTTTATTTGGGGAAGTAGTAATACAGTTAATTTTACACGTTGCGTACGAGTATCATTGTACGCAGGCAGCTTTCTTTTGTTGAGTGACAAGCTCTAAGCTGAATAACTTAATACAGTCTAAGGAGTAAGCCTACACTAGACGCCCGAGGCAAGTAGCCAGCCTCAGGGAGTGTGGTAATCAATACTCCTGAACACTTATGGTTTTACGGGAAAATCATCCGAAGGTTTTAAGTGCAAAACCAAAAGGTGCGCCGTCTAGGCGCTGTAGTTTGTGTGCCATTCAGCCGCATGCTCCCCGTAGGATTCATTCAGCCGAAGGCACATGTGTGCAATTCCAGCTCGTTGGGCAACTTCTTTCATTTGCTTACGACGCTCTTCATACACACTAGGCCCATGATTAAACCACTCGTAAATGGCTCCATCAATATTTTGGGCACAAGCCTCCTCCATGGTTAGGGGAGACTTCTTAGGGCGCAACACACAGTGCAAACTCTTGAAAAGCGAGGCTTCATCAAGTGCACCGACACGTTGACCCAGGGCCGCATGATAGACGGACTGACGTTTAAGAAACTCCGCATCATCCAAATTCATGTATGCTACGAGTTCACTCGTTTTGTCCGGCATGGTGTAAATCTGACCATATTCACCAAGGAAAATGGAAAGATTCTTGATGTTGAATTCCGGATAGTCCAAGTGGACCGATCCGACATTATCATCACCATACGTCATCATAGCGGCGGCATCACGGAATGGAATACGGAGCGCAAAACTCTGAGTGGGATAAAAAGTATAAAATCCACACCTCAGGTTGAGGGATCCGCCAATACCATTAAGGATGACGGTGAGGGAGTTTCCACTGATATGGGTACCAGTGGTAAGTCCAATAAGACAACCATCGTATGCAATGAGCGCAAACACAATATCACCGGCAATCGCACGCATCATATTGATATCATCCTCGGAATAGTTACAAGCACTAGCCAAGTCAATCAAGATACGCAACGAAGCCTCAATGAGTTGAGCAGGCATACGTTGGTCATACTTTCCATAGTCGCCAGCGAAACCTCTTTCCTTACCGAAACGTTCGATGTGTTTAGCAAACTCTTCCCACTCCGGAGAGTGGCAATTGATGCCAACAGCACATTCAGTAAGCAGAGGGTTCATCTGCATGAAGCGCACAATAGGTAGAAAGTACTTTCTCACAAAGAACGTGAGAGCAATACTGTTACCATAGAAGATGCGACACTTCTCTTTGGCTATGGGAAGGACTTCATCCTTCTTGCACGCCTTTGCAATACTGTACGCACGACGACCTTGAGCATAAAGCTCCCTAGATCGTTCAATTTCAGCCCAAATTTCAGGGGTGAACGTACGATTGCACGGAAATTCCTCAGTGGGTTCCAATTCGACAACGTGGTTGCGTTTAGGACCGGACAAGGGATATCCGATAGACGTGGACATATTGATGGCATCAATGAACTTGCGTCCAGTAATACCATTAATAGTCTGCGCATCAGTGAGAGGTATCATACTACGC